TTTCAAGTTCTTCAGGGCGTTGAGCTGAGCCTTGATTTCTTCCATCTTTTTATTGCGTTTCGCTGCTAGTAACTGCAACTTGTCAATTACGTGATGGTCATCGTCTGCTAATGACTCTAGCGTAGCTACTTGGGCACCTTGCCAATGTAAAGCATCATGTAATGGGTTAGCGTTGAGTAAAGCCATCGGCTTAAAGCGTGGTAGAGCGATCGCTGCAGGTTGATGGAACTTATCAACGTCATTGGTATTTAAAGCATGGCTTTGCCTAGCGACTTGGCACCACTCAGGCATTGGAAACAATGATGTAAGCTCAATGAGCTGCCGAGAGAATTGATTCAATTGAGAGGCCGTTACCATTATCGCAATACCGTGAAGATGGCCATTTGGTCGGTACCTATCAGCGTAATCCCGCAGCTTATTAGATAACGTTTTAATTGCAATACTAGGATTGAGGTAACACCCCGAGTCCAAACGGGTCCCCACTTGAAACTGATATGGCGACACTGTAAGTACGGCTCCTGAGACAAGTAAGGATTGAAGTTCACTACGCAGCTTAAGCAAAGCGCTCGCCTCTTCACTTAAAGAGTGACGCCCGTAATTGGCGTCACTTGTATGGTTGGTTAACCGGTTAATCGCTTCATTCATTACGGCGCCGACTGCGTCTGTCACTGACTCAGCCTTGGTTTGAATGTTCTGCGAGTAACTTGGCCAGTTTAATTGGGATAAGTGCCAAGTCATAAGTGGCCTTCAATTGTCATGGATTTCTCCGTAGGGCGTTGTGGTCGAATGGCCATCGTTACTACACCATCCTTTACATAGTCGCGCAGCGCTCTCCGGTAGCTTCTCCAAACTGAAGCAGTTAGCGTAGAACGAGGATCGGAGTCTTCATGTAATGTGACTTGTCTATCCACATAAACCATTTCATGTGCCACCCATTGATTTTCTGCTTCAGCAAAAATAGCTGGCTCTTCTTGACCAGGAACTGCATCTGGATATGTCCATATGCCATTTGATTGTAAGACAGCGGGCAGCTTCTCGGGTGGTGAAGGGATCTCTATCCATCCATGCGGAGGGGTACCTCCGATAACTTGAAAACACCCCGTTCCCACTAATCCATATATTTTCTCTTTATCCATGCCTTACACCTTAACGCCCACAATCTTTCTCAAATAATGCTCACCTGAATAGGCGGTCACGCCATCGTATTTTAGAGAAGTACCACCTCTAACCGATTGAACTTCTTTACATGTCAAGGTAAACCCGTACTTGCCATCACTCTGCAAGATGATATAAAACTGGCCCAGCTCCATTGCTAATTGCACATCAACAATTGCGCTCAGGCTTAGCCCTGACGCACCTGCATAACCACCTTCGGCTGTCACTATTAAGAAATCGAAGTTTGTAATAGGCTCTGAGGTTTTTAACTTCGTATTATTTAAGGCTCTTCCATTCCACAAAATTGACCGCTTTGTATTTGATTTACTACTGAGTGCTTCTTGTAAACCTCTAATAGTAGAAATCGCTTGAGTGCCCGTATGATTAGCTCGGTTCTTTAAATGTGCGTCTGTTTGATTTTTCGTAGCTTGAGTGGCAACTCCATCGAGCTTTTTCTTATCTGCTGCCGTCATTACCCCTGCATGAGATGTCGTCACCGCACTTAAAACCGCATCTTTACCCGTAGAACTCTTGATCGTTTGAGTTGTGGCGTTGCGAGATGCCGTCAAGTTAGTTGCGATATTCGCTTGTGCTCCAGCTTGTATGCCATCCAGCTTCTTCTTGTCTGCTGCGGTCATAACCCCAGCGCTAGATGTTGTTGCGGCACTTAAAGTGGCATCTTTACCCGTAGAGCTATTAACCGTTTGAGAATTGGCGTTGCGAGACACGCTCAAGTTAGTTGCTACATTGACTTGAGCCCCACTCTGAATCCCGTCTAATTTTTTCTTATCGCTTGCACTCATCCAACCGGAGGCTGTTTTAGTGGCATTCTTAACATTCTTGTTGATGTATGACGCGACAGACTGAAAGACTCGCTTTGCACTCCATAGGCTACGGTATTCATCCTCACCAGCTTCAGCTTGTTGCTGAGTGATAACACCCCACACGCGCCAATCAGTAACATTGCCATGGGAGTCAATGCCAGCAAGTCGAGCGATGTAATGCTGTTGACCATTTTCATCAACGTAATTACTGAGTTCTGTTTTTGAGCTTCTTACTGTCGCTATGTTTTCCCAACGAGAGAGTGCGCTGCCTTGACGTACCACATCTAAGTACAAGCCGCAGGGAACGCCATCACTGACCACCACCTCTTTTTTTGAGAGATCAACACGTAACCCTGAGACATAAACAACTCCGGGACTAACAACAAATGTGTTTGACTTTCCTTTAGCGACAACCGAGCAGCCACGTACAAAGGCCGAACCGCCATAATGGTCAAGGTTCGCCAAACGTAAATCATCATCAATGCCCATTAAGCGCCCATGAAAATCTATCTGCCAAGTTCCTGGATCAACATGAATATTTGCTATCGCTGCAGCGCCACTGTACTCCTGCGCGACGGACTTAATAGTGGTCATGTTTTCTTCTTTAGTTTCCGTATTCTTATACACGATCAACCCACAGGAGTTCTCAACATGCTTGTCATGGAGGTAAATCGCATTGAACTTAAAACTCGGTGTGGTTGACTGAAGAATGACGGAATACACCAACGTATTACTATTAAGTCGCGCAGCCTGGTCCACTTTTTGACGATGCACGATATACGCTTCACTAGGCAGACCTAGGGCACGGTCAATCGGTGATTCAGCGTCTAAGTTAGGAATATGAGCAAACACAAACTCGTTCATGTCTGTCGTACTACCCGCTGTAATTTTATCCACTAAATAGCGCTCAAACTGAGCAGGGATAATGGTTTGGCTCATACTGTATTATTCCTCTAGTTTTGCACTAAATAGCTGCTGACTTTGGCTGAAACAGGCCGTACGAATGTGCACCTGAATGGGATAAACGACTTCAAATCGATATCGACGGCAAGTTCTCCCATATTGCTCTATGAGCACTTGAACCAACTTGCTGTTTTGCGAGATATCGCCATCACTTAGCTCAATAGTACAAACGTCCCACTGAACTTCGTTTTGACGCTCTTTGAACTTAACGATGCCAATGCCTAACCTTTCAAAAATCCGCTTGAAGCCCGCTACGCTACCTGCGTCTTTGGCGTTCACTTCTGCGTATTTCACTCGCTTTCGAAACAGTGAAAGTGGCTCACTCTCAAACCTTTTGATATCTCTATCCCATGCCATTAATTCCAATGCTTTTTCGTTACAGGTCAACGCATCCATTTGGCGAAGCGGAAATAGTAGGCTGCTCCAAACTATCCGGAAAAATGAAAAAACGCCTTTAGATAAAAAGTGAGGTTCTTTGACTTCATCCGCCGTCGTTCTTCCGTCCTGCCACCATGGGATCACAATTTCTGGTAAGTGAGGGGAATGTCGGCTTTGGTCGTAATTTCGAGACTCAGACATCCACGAGTTCCCTAACTGCGAGTGATTTCAATCGAGGCTGTTCTAGCTTGCTGATAATGTCTTTTTGGACTTTTCCGTCTACGGTAAACCTTACCGATTCAACTTCCGTCATGTTGGTATGTATCTCAGTACCAAGCAAAGATAAGCTAAAACGATGCTCAGGTTTCGCGCGTGTCATTTCTGGGTAAGCTGCTGTTTCTCGAAAAGCCGCTCTAATCCTCGCTTCCACTTCAAGAAGTTCATTCACTTTGGTGGCGCTGTCTAAGTTCTCAGCTAAGACGACATCCGCCGTGATCTCATGTTTCGTATCGGGAATGGCTTTACAGGTAAGTACATCACCGTGACCGTGATGCCCTTTAGACATTATGTGCTCATTTAGCTGTTCAAGAACGGTTAGCGGGGTTGGTCCCACTTCCATCAAAATCAATGCTTCTGCAGAACCAGGGGTTATGTCCCCTGTATTTCTAAAATAGATGTTATCACTTCGGATCCCCGCTACGCTGGCGATGATAGAGCGATATACATCATCGATGTGCCATTCACCAGAGCTAGTAAAGGCATTTTGAATACGAAGCGCTAACTCTTCATCAGTCTCTGCATCAGCACCGAGTACAGAGAGCCAGTCAGGTTCATTCACCGCATCAACAATGCCCGGTATCGCTTCAGGAATAATGTTGAAATAGCCCGCCGGCAAGTTAAACGCGGAGCCCGCTTCAAGCGCTTCGACAAGCACCTTACCCTTCAAGTGACCAGCCTCGATGATTCCAGGCTCAATAACTTGAACTTTATACATAACGCCATCTATAGGTAGCGTTTGAATAACCGCCCCTTTCTCAATCGTCACCGCATCAGCAGCATTTGCTTTAGTTAGTGTGATGTAGCCTTGTGCTCTTT